TAAGCTTAGTGGTGTTAGCAGGGTCCATGACAAAATCAACCATGCTATTATAGCCTTGATTTATATTTTCTTCTCGTATTTTAACAGCTAATTTTTCTAGGTTATTCCAACCACCTTCTACCCTATAAGTAAAGTTAACCATATCACTGGCAACTTCTTCAGGAGAATAACCAGCCAGTTCTCCTTGCGTTATAGCACGTTGAACAGCAGTAGCTTCTTCGTTAAGTATTTCCCTACCCATCTGCTCTTTAGTACGTAACTCAGGGGCCACGCCAGAGAAAGCTTCTGGATCTTTGTTATATACACGACGAGCAGTAGAAGGACTAACATCAAAACCCGGTTTACTAGATGGGCCGTAACCTTGATCTGCTAAGTCTGCTGCGTATTGAACAGAAGGACGAACACCCGCAGAAGACAAAGACTCACGTGGCTCAAAACCAATGAAGTCTTTTTCAACAGGAGCCTCAACAGTTTCTTTAATTCTTCCTGTGCTTATTGTGTAGTTAACTTGAGCAATTGCATCCTCTACTTTATTACCTGTAGGTACTGGCTCAGGAGGCTTTGTGTACTTATAGTTAGCAGTATCTACAAATGTTCTAAAAGCTTTTACTTGAACAGGATCAGCCCAGTCAACTAAAGCGTTTCCATTAGTTAAGTGAAGAACGTTTTCTTTTTCTAACTCTAATGCTCTACGCTTTGCCCTAACACCACGAGGAATAACACCACTAACAGAAGGATTTTTTACGCTCTCTTCTACAACTTTATTAAGACGTTGAATTTGTTTGTTGTTAGTAGAAACCTTAGAGTCAATAACGTCTATTCTTTTTTCTCGAACTGCCTTTAGCTCTTTTATCTTTGCCTCTAAAGGTTTCTTTTTTCTTATATTTACTGTAGCTGCTTTATCTTCTAGTTGTTTTATTTGTTCGTCGAGTACCCTTATAGTAGTATTACTATTAATAAGAACAGAACGAGCTTCTATGGGAGATATAGTTTTAGAGACACGGTTTACAAAAGGTTTAACATTATAAGAAACAGGGGTAGGTTGTGTTGTACCACCTATTGCAGTAGGCTGCGTAGGCTGTTCAGTAGAAGGTTGTTGGTTTTTTGGTGAGATCTCCTCTAGTATTTCTTCTACTTCCCCTTGAACTCTAGTATCAAAAGTAGATACAGGCGCACCCTCTAACGGTCCAGTCTGTTGTCTAGGAGGAACAATAACAGCTTTACGCGCAGCGGCTCTAGCAGCATCCGCAGCAATAGCAGGAGACATTAAAGCTGATGTAAGACCCGCACCAAAAAGTGTTCCTACCCCTGTATTAAGAAGACGGCTATCCCCGAACTCTGGATAAACAGGCATAAGAGCACCAAAGCTACCGCCTTCAAAACCTCCTCCAGCGATAATAGCAGGAGTAACAGGAAGTTTACCAGCCGCTACTAAACCTTTAGTAAACGCACCGCCCACAATACCAACAGGATCAGCAATTGCGCCAAGCATTTCAGGAGCAGTAACAATACCAGCATCCGCTTGTTCACGCCTAACCCTGTAGTTGAACTCTTCTTGTAAAGTGTTTCTGTCTAACAAGTTACCTTTTAATGAAGAACCTGCCATGTAAGCTGTTTGAGATACTGTTTCTTGCGTAGGGTTATAAAAAGGAATAGCGTTAAGAAGAGAATAAACAGCAGCCTCTGATGTGTTAGTTGGCTTTGGGATAGAGTTAGCCCATTGCTCATACGTTCCTTTAGTATCTTCTGCTGTTACCTGTATAAGAGTCTGCATAACAAGAGGACGTATATTCTCTGGTATCTCATCAACAGGTGTATCTATGTACGAATTAAAAAAAATACCAGCCATCTTTGCGGCTTCTTCTTGTGGTATTTCTTCTACAGGAGTATCGCCCCATTTGTTAAACCAACTGGTATAAAAGTTCTGTGCACCTTCTTTTATCACACTGTTAGGATTAGAAATTAAATCATATAGATCAACCTCTGCTGTTTCTATATCAGGAGTTTGTTCCCTACGTTCTTCTGTAGGTTGAATCGGCAATAATTCTTGTTCAGAAGCAACCATAAATTTACCTACCTGCGGTAGAAGAAAAATTATTAAGTAACTTCCTAGGCGTTACAGCGCCTGTGCCATTACCTGAAGAAGGTTGACCGTTTACTTGGCCGTCTCCACCATCCTTTTTGTTGTCCTCCGGTGGAAAATTACCCATACCTATTATTCCTTTAGCAGCGTACTTAAGAAAATCATCTAACCATTCTTGTTGTATTTCTCCTGTTTCAGGATCTACAGGAGCATTGATAGTTTTAGTATCAACAGAACCTGTTTCAAAACTATACTTTCCTCCTTTAGGAATATAAGCTATTTGTCGTGTTGGTCCTTTGTACTGTTTTGGCTTTTTCATCAAGTAACTACGCAAAGTAGCAGAATCAGCGCCTCTTAAACCCTCAACAATGTGTTCGTCTCCTGTCGCTCCAGCCTTTTTAATGGCGTTCTGCTCTAGCCTTGTGCGCTCTAACTCAGTACCCATAGCGTCCACACGAGTACCTACCGCTTCTGATCGAGCATCAGCACGTGCCCTAGAAGCGTTCATAACGTCTACTCTTTTTGAAGCCCTTGCTAAAGCGGCCTGAGCAGCACCAGCAAACACATTAGCTAAAGGATCTTTCTTAATTGCGTACTCCTGAGCTATAGCCCTCAGTTTATCGGGGTTTTCTCCGTATTGCTCAAGCAAAGCCCTAGCTTCTGCCTCTTTCTGACTTGTACGTCTGTCTTTAGCACGTTGAGAAAGCATACCTCCCACGTTTTGTCCTAACTGTTGAATAGGAGCACCAATTACTTGCCCAATGTTTTGCCCAGACTGCGCCAGCATACCAGCGACTGCACTCATGTTAGCCATTATTTATCCCTCTATTTTGCACTCATAACATCTACGGTCTTAACCACCAAGGTTTATCACCACCGAACACACCACCTATGCCGCTTAGCAAACCGCCGTAGACGTTACCGTACAAACCAGCCAGTCCCGTCATTTGACCCATCTCACCTGATAAGTTAGCCATCATAGCTTCTAAATCGAACTCGCCTTGCTGTCTACGCGCTACGTCAGCCATTCCTGCAACATTAAGAGCAGGAGACAAAGCAGACAAAAGAGACGCTTGAGGTGCGTATCCTTGTTGCATAAACTGCCCAGCTAAATTTGCTTGTTGTTGCTGCTCTGCTTGAGCCTGTTGTATAGAACTTAAACTGGCTGTGTTCATTCCCTCTGCTCGCGCTTTAGCCATTGCTAGTTGCTCTGGAGTACCTCCGTATTGGTTAGTAGTAACTCCTAAACGTCCTTGAGAGGCTAAACGCTCTTCAAGCTGCTGGCTCTGGCGCATCTCTTCGTTAAGCTGCGTAGACCTTATGCGATTGTATACATCAGCCTCTCTTTCTGCCGTAGGCATTTGAGCCTGTTGATAGAAATTACTTGCGCCTCCGAACAACATATCTTGCAGTGCTTGTTGTTGTGCGTTTAAAGCATAACTAGTGCTACCGTCTGCTCCTGTTGTTGTTGTACCCGTAGGCCCAGTAACAGTAAACGGTTGAAACCTAATGTCAGGTGCTTCAATCTGCGTAAGCGGGTTTGTGTATATATCTTTAATATCTGATGGTATTATTGCACCAGTAACATCGCCTAGTAAATCACTTAGCCAACTCATTAGTAAACACCCCCATCAATAGTTCCTGTCGTTAACGTCCCCGTAAAAGTTAAGGCAGGTATAAATACCGTTCCTGTAAACTGAGGACTGCTTAAGTCTGCCTTAGACAGAATCGCTGTTGCAATATTAGTGAACTCTGTAGTAAACTCAGAGCCTCTAATGATTTTACCACTACTACCAGAAGGCAGTGTATCTTTAGCAGCAAAATTTGTTGTTACTGTGTAGTTGCTCATAGTGTTTTACCTATTAGTGCTAGTACGTTAATTTCCTGTAGAGATAGTGGAAAACCATCAACATCTGTTTCCATGCCTATTGTAACAATTGTGCCGTCACCGGTAGTATTAACTGCGCGACGAGAGGTTAGCTCACCGCCCGTAAACTCAGAAACAGAATATTCACCAACACCGTAAAAAGCTGGTATTTGGTCGCCTACAGTATACGCTTGAGTTTTGTAAGCGGTTTCTAAATCATAAGCCCAATTAATAAATACAGTAGCGTCGTTAGCACCAACAACAGTAGGGCGCAGCTTCTTTAGTATCTTTAGCTTAGAAGCATCACCAAAAGTAAGACCGGGGCTGTAGTACCTAAAACGATAGCTCTCACCACTATCTTGATACCCAGCGTGTTCTCCAACGCCTTGTGCACTCCCTATGTATAAGGTACCGTCAGGCAAACGCTCGTAAGCTTTAAAGGAATTAGAAGGCCAACGCGTAACCCTATAAGCTCCGTTTTCTAGTCGGCCCTTTAAGTCAAAACAATAAGTAGTTTCTTGGTCAGTTAAAGTTATTAAGTAAAAAGAATTCTCTGGACTATACACAGAAGATGTTGGCGCTGTTCGATCCGCAACGCCTTCAATAAACTCAGTCTTAATGTTTGCACTTAAGTCTCCAATAGGCATAGATTTTTCTTGTATGGTTCTACCGAACGAACGTAACCCAGAGTGCGACAAGAATAAAACGTCTGTGCCTATGTGCTGAACAGAGTTTCTACACACGCAGCCTATACCCGCCACAGTGTCTACCATAGACATAAAAGCAGGACTAAATGCATTCTGATAAACAACAATGCTGTGATTACCAAAGATAATTAAGAGGTTGTTGTGAGCAGCTAACGCACGTATTTCGTCGTGTCCATTAGGCCAAGCCTTAGAAACATTAAGCGAACCGGATGAACCACCATAGAAGTCTGTACCGTCAAGCAAGTCAGACCAGAAAACAGTTTGAGAGTCAGTTTCATTGTTTGTTATCCACAAACGACCGTAAGCAGAAAGAGCCTCGTGACAATAAAAGATAACGTCTGTTGGTGTTCCTGTTACTGTACCTAAAGTTCGTAAACCCGTAGCGTCGTCGTATACTAAAGGTTCTTGTCCTCTCTGAAAAAAGTAAGCTTTATCATTAAAAGTAACCATCTTCCAGTTGTTAGCGGCGATAGTATAGGAACCGGGTGTTTCGTCTACAAGCGTTGTAGTTCCAGAAAGTATCTTGTTGTTACCCGCGCTAAACAGTTTTGTATTTCCTGCATCATCGTAAAAATAATGCATCTCGTGAATGTGGTCTGCGCCTAACTCACTTTTGTCTGTCGTTATGACAGAGAGTCCTTTACGCGCAGCAATACGACCACGCTTGTCAATAATAGCGTTATCAGCTATTTCAGCAAACGACGGATCTTGTGCTAAAGGCGAATCTTCTGTATTGATTCCCTTAAACGCAGGAGCAACTAAGTTAATACTTTTTAGTTGTTGTGCCATTATGGTGCATACCAATCAGTTTCATAAGGATGCTTTTGAGCATCTAAAGCAATAGCATCAGACAAGTACTGCTGAGCAATACCGAAGTACTCTGCCGCAGATGTTCCTCCAGTTTCACCACGCTCACGCGCTAACATAGCTATCGCTTGATGGATTACAGGAGAAGAAGGAATTAACAATTGGTCAGTGTCGGCAGACAAAATTTCTGGCCTAAGAACAGTTTGGTTTTCGCCGTAAATAGTACCTCGATTAACCGCGTTAAACCTTAAAACATAAACACCGTCTGGCTTAGGGTACACGTCTATTTGTGTGTCTCCGTTGGAATCAACTCCGTTGTAGGTGTAATATGAAGGCGTTCCTGTTTGCGGTGTTTCATTGAGGTATTTATCGTCAAACCATGAAGAATTACGATACTCCATAAAAAAATTAGAAGTGTCGTTGATGACATCAAGAGCTTTAATATTGTCTTTGCTTCCTGTAAGAACATAGTTAAAAATGTTTTCCGTTGTTTCTATAGTTAAAGTTGTACGCAGTGCTGACCAGTCCCAACTTGTTTCTACAAGTTTTTTAGAGTCATTAACAAAATCACCTACCATTTTACTATAAGTGCTTTCGCTTACAGTAGAGACTTCTTCTTCACGCATACGCCTAAGAACGTTATTTACTAAATCTAAATATGTCATCTTCTTATCCCAGTAAATATGCCAGCTAAGAAATCAGTAATAGGGAACTCTGATCTCGCCAGTAACTGTGGGTCTCCTAGAGATCCTAGTTGTACGCCAGATGGATCAAATGCTCCACCGCCGCCCCCGCCACTAAAGGCTCCTGATGCACCACTTAAATAATTTTCTTCTTGTGCGTTGTTAGGGTCACCATAAATAAAGTGATCATCTGAACCAGAAAAAGTAACTTCTGTTGTTAGCTCTTCAGGGTTGTCACTATTTTCATGTCCAAAAGTAAAAGGGTCTTGTACCGTTTCTTGCTTTTCATTGCGAGGATCTATACCATTGACAGTAAGATCACCCTCTTGTGTTGTCTCTCCTCCAGCAGTCTCTGGTGGGCTTGTAGGCTCTGTTGTTTCTTCTTCTGTTTCTCCGCTTATGGGTGGATCTATTGAGTTTTCTACGTTATCTATTTTACCCTTAAGCCAATCAAGAACATCTTGCCCATATGTTCCAGCAAGAATAGCTTTAATTAAATCTGGAGGAAGATCTGTTCCTGCTGAAATTGCCCCAGTAACAATTTTAGTAGGGTCTGTAAGAACATCTTTAATGTTATCAATTGCGTTATCAAATACTTCTCCGGGGCTGTTTATTATCTCTCCAATTGTTCCTATGTCTACTGAGTTTGGAGGCCCACCTACTGGAACACCGGGAACCTGCACAATAATATCATTAGGGTTAAACGTGCCAGCAGGAAATTCATAACGTCCTCCGAACCCGCCATCTAAAATTGATTCGGGATCTGCATTAGGTAAGCCAACACCACCTCCTTCAAGAATTGCCCTTATTAAATCTCCGAACTCTTTAGGATCTCTAGGAATTGCATCTTTTGCTTTATCTACTACGCCAGTAACCGCATCTGTTGCTTTATCTACTATACCTTGACCCGGTAATAAAGGAGGAAGGTCTACGTCAGTGTCTATACTTGGATCGGTTTGATTTTCTTCTAAGTTATCCGCTAAAAGATCTGAGTCTCCGTTAGCTAGCTCATCAGCATTTTCATCTAAATCATTAACTTCTCCACCAACACCTTCGTAGTAATCCATAAGAGAAGAATGAACATCTGGATATTTACTTTCTAGCTCTTCTAAAGAGCTTACCTCTCCTGACTCTAACAAACGTACTGTTTCATTTACTGGCGCGGCTCCTCCTGTATAAGAAGAAAACTCAGCAGTATCGTTTATATCTGGAATTAGTCTTGAAGCATCTAAGCCGCCGCTTTCAAAAAAGTCATAAATCTGACCTTTATCTAAATCGGATTCAAAACGATCATAGGGTACGGTTGAAGGATCACGCTCAAGAACCTCTAAAGCAGAAAGAATCCTATTAATTCTACGCTGCTCTAAGTCTTGTAATGCTCGGCCTTGATCAGTACCTTCGTAGTTTTCTCTTTCAGTACCGTCAACAAAATTTCTCCACAACATAGGATCTGTATTATAGACTTCTTGTTTAGTTGCCATTTGCTTTACCTTCTAAAAATCAAATGTGCTTCTTTATTTCTTACCTTTAATTGCCAGTAGTTTATCTGCACCACGAATACCAAAAGATGCCGTAACAGCTACAAACAATAGATATTGATACCACTCAGGAAGCTTATCAAGCTGGTTAAATGCCAGCCCAACGCGATAAACTACATCTGAATTATCAAACGTGACACCGTACATAAGAGCTACTACGGGAGCAGAAAGCAATAACGTAAACCACTCATCTTTCCAAGAGGTTCTCGCTTGTTCTGCCATAAGCTGTTCCCATGAAGCTGTCGTTTGAATTAACTTCATCTGAGCTTCATGTTTAGCTTCTGCCTTGTTTTTAACATTGCCCAACCAGACTTTAATAAGCTCAGCAACAGGAGAAATTAAAGCAGCCCACATTATTTGTCAGCCTTGTCATCGAGCTTTTCGAGTATTTTGTGCAGCATATCTTTGATGTCTCGGATTTCTCTGTCGTGGTTATGCCTAACAATATCAGCTTGATTCTGCAAAACCGCGAGCAGGGTATTGTGTCGATTTTGTTGTCGGTACAGCATGATAACGACTGCCGCAATGGGAGCAACGATCCAGCGCAAAACCAAGTCAATCATGTCCATATTACATCTCTTTATTTTTTAGCAGTAGTGCCGCTCGCACTACGTCATTGTTATAGGATTTTTCACAATGATCTGACTCTAACGGTGAAGCAATCCAATCAATTAATATTCGCATTATACCCCAACTGCGATGTGTGTTTCGCTGTCGCCATGCCCTGCCAGAGATGCTTTCATTCGCACTTTGACCAAACAAAAACGCTACGTTGATAAGCTGGCTAATCGCGTCACCGACCCTAATTAAATAATTTACTATTGCTGTCATTATTAATTCTCTCACCAAGGAACCCCTGAGCCGCGAGTTGGGTTGGCTTTCTCAGCAATCTGCGCGTCAATAGCTGCCTCGATGTCTGCGGTAGTAACCTTATCGACAGGTGGTGGCGCATCTCCATCAGCTTCTAGCGTATTGTCAATTGCTACTGGTTCAGGCACTCGATTCATCTCGTCAGTTACCCAAGACAGCACACCGGCCTTGTCTAAAGCATCCCATTCTATAAAATTGTTAGGGTCAGGTTCGGGCAATAATTGAGTGCCATACACAGAGCCTTTGTTGCCGTTTTCATCTTCCCTAGACGCTCGCCAATGCGCTACAGTGACGACGTTGGACAAGCCGTTCAATGACACTTGATAGTCTAGCCCTGATATTTCCCATTGGTATTCCATGTTATGCCTCTTTGAGTGCTGTTATTTCGGCCAAAAAGCCTCGCCACTAAAGCTCTGATGCTGCTTCGAATAGTTCATCTAATTCTACCTCATCAAGTCCCAGCGCAGGGCCTAACTGTATTACCCAAGGCGAGGTACGTGCAACCGTAGAGGCGTACTCCCACTCGATCAATGCGGCAGACTTGTCAGGCTCTGGTAGCGCGTTCAGTGCCACTTCAGTTGCCTCCAGTTGACCTGCCTGAAACAATGCTAGTCGAGCTTGTCGCATAGTTACTACCGTCTGTTCAGCTTTGATCACGAGGTAGGCCGCTTGCTCCTCTTCGGTTAACGCAATGACCTCCCATCCGTGTCGATATTCCGTTTCCGTTTCCGTGTAAGTTCGCTCGATCCTTTGAGTGTAAGGATCAAAATCAGGAACGGGGTCTTGGACAGTTTCCTTAGGCAGCGGAGGGGTGGCGGGTGTGTAAACAGCCGACTGCACTGGAGCAGCTAGTACAAGCTCTTCTGGAGCCGCTGCTATGTTTTGCCACGTTGCTACAACTGAAGCCGCGTATGACTGAGCAGCAGCATTAAGGGACTCCTCAGACACCTCTTCAACGATTATGTTTTTAAACACATCGGGATGACCTACAGCAAAGTAACGTACTTGTGCGTACAGTTGCTTTGGTTTTACCTTTACAAATTCATATGAATATTCCATGCGCCTTACTCTCCCTTATGAGTACTCGTACTTAATTATTACTCTACCGCTGCCGCCGTCGCCGCCAGTCCCGTTGTAGTTACCACCGCCACCGCCGCCTCGGTTAGGGTTTGCTGCTGGGCCTTGGCCGCCTAGGTTGTCAGAACCGTCACTGCCGCCAAATCGACCCTCCCCGCTATCTTGATATATATTACCTGCCCAAGCAACCCCGCCGCCTCCTCCTGCCATCTTCACGTTATTTATGGCATCGCTAAACCCGGCGAGGGTGTACCCGTTTCCGCCTCTAGCCGCGTTAAACTCATCAACAGCATTTTGGCCGCCTCCTGAGTAACCTGCGCCGCCTCCAGTCGAGCATGAGGAGGAGTAGATGTATACATTCGACCCGCCGATATTGCCGTTTCCGCTGTCGCCTCCGTGCTGGCGAATACTTGAAGAGGCGTATTGGTTAACTCCTCCTAGACCGCCCGTGACACTAGCCACACCCAGCCCTGTTATTGAGGTGGTACCTCCCGTGCCGCCAATTCCTGTGTCTGGGAAAGCAGCATAAACGCCAGCCCCTCCAGCCCCTATAGTTACGGTCTTGTTTCCAGTAGATGCCGCAACACTGGTAAGCAAGCAGTCTGCGCCGCCGCCCCCGCCGCCACCCTTTCCAGCACCTCCGCCACCCCCGGCCACCAAGAAAATGGTAAGCGTGTTAGAGTAGGTTCCGCTAGCTATCGCGCTGATATTAAATGTGCCACCTGATTTGAAATCGTGGTATCTGTAGCCGTTGATGGTGGTGATCGTACCTCCAGTTGCTTGAATGGGTGCGACGTTTGAAGCGCCATACCAGTCCGAAAAGTCCATTGTAGACCCAGAAGCTGGCACAGGGCTTAGTAGTCCTCTTATGTCTGCATCGTTTATTGAGGCTGTAGTGGCTGTAGTTCCTCCAGCTTCCACATGGATATCGTCAAGGGTTAGAGGCCCGCTCGTTGGTAAAGCCATTACTGCTGCCCCTTAAGCTGGTCTACTTCTTCCTTAAGGCTCTTCACGGCCTCGATCAAATAACCGACTAGGTTTCCATAAGCCACTGATAAGTATTCACCAGACTCATTCACCAACTCGGGTGCAACCTTCTGAATCTCTTGAGCGATGACACCTGAGCTAGCTTCACCATCTTTAGTGAAGCTTACTCCGCGCATGGCGTACACCTTAGAGCCATCTAGTGTGTTGATGTCTGACTTTAGGCGCTCGTCTGAGTAGGCTGTGATGTCACCAGTGGCTAGGATATTACCGCCTACGTTAAGCACCTCTGTAGGCACCGGGGCGTTAATACCTACAAGCCCAGCAGCATCAATCGTGATAGACGTGGCGACAGCATTGTCGTCAATACCAAGGCCAAGGCCCGTCAAGGCAGAGCCATCACCCGCAAAAGAGGTAGCGGTGACAACGCCTGTCGATGTTATAGCCCCCGTAGTTAAACTAGTAGGATTAGTACCTACTTCAATAACAACACCACCAGCATCTTCTGTGTACAGACGCTTATTGGTCAGGTCTAACGCTGGCTCTCCTTGAACAAGGTCACCTACTACTGGTGCGCCTGATCCATTCTTTAATTTAATAGTGGTCATTTAATACGTTCCTTTGTTCCGTCGTCTTCTACGTGAAGATCGTTTAGGCTAATTTGTCCACTAGTTGGTAGCGGCATTACTGCTGACCCTTAAGCTCGTCTATCTCTGCCTTGAGTTCCTTGACTGCTTCGATTAACAAGCCGACCATGTTTCCGTAAGCTACAGTAAGTGTGCCGTCATCTGCCTCGAATACAACTTCTGGAAGAACCTTTTGTACTTCTTGAGCAATAACACCTGCCTGTCTAGTTTCTGGCATAACGCCTGTTTCAGCGTCTGGCACAAAATCATTTCTATCAAATGTTACACCGCGCAATTGTTGAACCTTAGAGACCGCATCTGAAATTAGCTCAATGTTATCTTTGAGTTTAATATCAGAATAAGCAGTGACGTTCCCGACCGCAGTTAAATTACCAGCAGGGCTAACCGTCAGGTTCGTAACGCCACCGTCGATCATCTCCCAGCCGCCAGCACTGGTGAACTTTAGCTCACCTTCACTTGATGCAACATGGATGTGACCTGTAGAGGTGTCGTCCAGAGCCGCACCAGTAGCACTGATGATGACTCCGTTAGCGCCTTGATTTGTTACACCAGCAGCATAGCCAGCAGCAACAGAGTAAGCGCCCTGAGTTTCTTTGCCAGCTAAATCTCCGACTGCTACAGCACTAGCGCCTTGAGTTGTTCTACCAGCCCAACGCCCAACAGCTACAGCGTACCCGCCCTGAGTTGTTTCACCAGCCAAGTTGCCAACAGCTATAGCCTGAGTGCCCTGATTTGTTTGACCAGCTTGGGGGCCAACAGCAATAGCATAGCCTGCCTGAGTGTTATTACCAGCTAGGTAGCCAGAAGCTACAGCAGCAACGCCCTGCGTTGTTTGACCGGCTTGGTAGCCAACAGCGATAGCACTAGCGCCCTGATTGCTATTACCAGCATAGTAGCCAGCAGCGATAGCATTAGCG